AGAATCCCACGCTGCTTTAGGTAAGTAGCGTTTTTTGCCTTTAGATTTTACCTCTTTAGAAGACCCGCGCTTTTTATTAGCATGGGTGCCAGAAGTCATCCACTCTTGCTTAGTCCAGTCACGTAAACTTTGCTGAGGATCTTTAGCCATTACTTTTTAGTTTTATAGCCACCACCAGCAGCTTTATACTCTTTGGCCATTAATTGCGCCTTGCGCGCTGACCATTCCCCAGGATCACCTCCCTTAGAACCAGCTTTGATTCTATTGAAGATCGTCTTACGTAAACCAGGCTTGGTGTAAACACCAGCCTGATTTACTTTAGACTTAGTTTTTGATTTAGAAGCAGTCATTACTTTTTGCGAGTAGCACCACCTTTTTTCATCATTGATTTCTTGGCTCCACCGTACATCATTTTACCTTTGCCGTCAGCAGCAAATGCAGGTACCATTTTGCCATCTTTTTTTACCATAGGCATAGATCCGCCTTTTTTCATCATAGGTTTAGCTTTAGTAGCTCCACCTTTTTTCATGGTATTCATTTTGGGTTTTACAGTATTCATGGGTATAAAAAATTAAAGGGTTACATATTCCAGTTACGCTCAACCTTTTTAGTAAGATCAAGCAAGATGTCTTCATGCAACGGATTCTTTAAAAACTCTACAATGTCAGCAACGTTTCTTCCTAGCAAAGCATTTAACTCAGTGTGGTAAATATAACCATCACCTTTAGTAACAATAAACTTGTAGAAAGTTGAGTCTTTAACAATAGAGCGAATCTTCAAAGTCTCCATGTCTAACTTAGCAGCATCCAAAAACTGATTAGCAGCCCGGGTTTTATTTGTTTCAACACCTTCGCCATTAATGAACCTATCCATTGCGTCATAAATAACATCATTGGGTGTGTTCTTTTTATAAACTTGGCTAGCGGCGTCAACTACTTTAGCAACATAGAACAACTTACTACTATTCTTATCATAAAGTTTTTGTAGTTCAGAAAGAGCTTTATTGCGTAGTTTTTTACCCTCGGTTTTAGTAACCATTGTTTCTTCAACCCTATCAAGGTAAAACTTAGGAGGCACCGCGCGTGCGCGCGCATCATCTAAGCTTTTTGATACAATAGAAAATCCACCGGCGTTAATTGCGTGCAGTTTAATTCTGTCAAATGGATCACTAGGATCTAAGAATACAGGATCATTACCACAACGAATAGCAATTTTGTTCCAGAAAGTTTTGTTGTTTGGCTGAAGTAATTCAACCTTATTCCAAAAATCTTTGTCTTCTGGATCAATAATATTAGCTGCTAGTTCACGCTCTAATTCAGCTACAGCTGAACGGATTTCTCTAATGCGAGCCTCTCTTACTTCTGGGTCAAGTTTTTTAATCTCAGGAGCAAACTCGTTTAAACCTGTAAGGTAACGAGTTACTCCATTGATTTCAACGCAGGCTAATTGCTCCTCGTGGTAAACACCATCATAAAGAGTTAAGCCATATTTTTCAAGACCTAAGTTAGAGATACCTCCATCAAAGTAGGGTCTTACAGAAACTGGTGTAAGTTTTTTAGGATCTAAAGTTTCGACAATTGTCATGATTTGTTGGTTTTTAAAAGGGGTTAATTAATTACTAAGAAATGAATAGTTAGGGTGTTATTAAAGGCATTAGTATCAATATTATAAATGCGAATAACAAATGACCCATTAGCAGGAGGAGCATCAACTACAACTAAAGGAATACCTGCTCCAGGATGTTCAACTGTAAGTAAAATAGTACTAGCAGTAGTTACCTCACTGTTATTAACAGTAAAGGCGGCATTGCTACCACCAGCCAATGTACTAGATACAGTTGTAATTTGACCAGATGCTGAGTTAATAGTTACCGCAGTTGAAATTGCAGTTTGTTGAGTTACTGTTGCGTTATCTCCCAAAAACTCAGAATATAGATCATTGACTAATTCTGTTTTAAAGTTTGAGAACTCAACACCCCAGGTTTTATAACCATCATCGCGGGTAGAATCAGGATTACCAAACAACAATAAAGCGTTATCTGGAACAGTAGTCGAAATAATTTCGTTAGCTACTAAATATGAAAAATTAACTATGTCCATGGATTTTATTTTTTATAAGTAAAAAATGGGGAGGACTTGACTCCTCCCCATTTATACTTGGGTTTATAATTAGAATGAGCCTCCGGTGATTGGGTTGCGCATAACAATCTTCAACACCTTGGTAGGGTCTTTTACCCAGATTGCAGGCATAGTCTGTGTCATATACACACGGTAACCGTTGAATTGACCAGAGCTTGCGAATCCTTGAGAGCGACCCATGTAATCCATGGTACCATTTTGGTAGAACCATTTCAACTGATTATCCCAAGATAACTTCAACAAGAAGATGTTGTCATTGGTGTTATCAGTGATATCAAAGATGATAAAGCTGTAAGAAGACAAAGGATAACCATCAATGATTGGGTTTTCAATGTCATTAGTGAATACGTTATCAAACGCAGGATTCAACACGAATTTCACGTTAGCCAAGAATGGAATTACGTAGCTTGTGTATGCAAAACCAAAGTTCAAGTCCATACCTTTACCAGTGATAGCACCGATATCAGCAGCTTGAATCAACAAACCAGAGCTGATAGCTTCTTGTTTGATAGCTTCATTAACCATACGCATACCACCCATACCAGTTTGTACAACTAGTGAACGCATTGGATCTGGGCCTTTGAACTCAACTTTACCATTGAAGAAGTTGAAAATCTCAGAGCGGAACAAGTCAAGGTTAAAGTTGTTCTTGTTATAAACACGCTTGAATGAGTTATCAAGTTGCTTCCATAGACCAACTGACAAGCGCAAATCATCTGGGCCATCTTGCTTAATACGTCCACCATGTCCCCACATTAAGTAGGTCTCGATGTCAGTAGCAATTTTGGTCAAGTGAGCAGCTTCCATAGTAGTCAAGAAAGTGCGAGACAAATCACCATTGTCCATGGCGCGCTTAACAGCATCTTTACCCATGGTCTTAACCATATCTTCCAAAGAAGTGATTGAAGGATCCAGGCGCTTGTCAAAGTTACGCCAGATTTCAGTTACAGGTACAGTACCGTCAGCATTCATACCACCTTTGATCATAAGATCAGCGCGAGAAGAAATGCTATAGTGAACGTGAGCTTCAGCACCACCTACATAGTTGTAGAACTCACGATATCCTGCACCGGTTTGAATATCAGAGAAACGCTCTCCATATTCTCCACGAGCAGAACCTTTACGGAATACGCGGGTACCATTTGCAAGATATTTGTTATCAAGGAAACGGTAGTTGTCATTGTTCACCAACTGCACAGTGTAGATAAAACCATCACCAATAGGTAAGATGTCATCAGCAGTAATGTACAATTCAGCGCCGTTGTATTTGTCATAAGTAATGATATCACCATGACCAAATTCGCGCTTGTTGATTTTGATTTTGAAGGTTTGACCATCAATACCTTTAGTAAGGTTAAGAGGCTCAATATCTTCAATGATGTAAGGAAGCTCTAAGCTTACTGGGGTTTGCCATTTGTACTCACCGCGAGCGTTATCAACATTGATAACATTCTTACCGCCAAAAGAGGACATTTGATAAAGAGGCATTTCTACTTTCTGAGCCATTGCCCAAAGGTCAACGGGGCCCATATCCATAGGTTCTGCATCTTTCAACATGTTCACTAAGTGGTAAGAATCCACATGAGAACTGGCAGCATACTTGGTATCTCTGAGGAATATACCATTATTTAAAACTGGAGTTGCCATTGTTTTGATGTTTGATTAAGGGTTAAAAATTAAAAGTTAAAAGTTAGAATCGTTGAAATATATTTTTGTTTGAGCGTTGAATTGTTCTTTTAGGTTTATTAGTTACTGGATCATCATCGCGGTCTACTACTGCTGAACCTCTTCTACGAGCTTCTTCTGTTTTTAGAGAGCGCACTGTTTGCTCAGTAGCTGCACGACTACCCTGGGATTTTACTTTATTTTTGAATCCTTCAGGATCTGCTAGTAACCATAAAGCTTCAGCAATCAATTCATGATTTGGTTCAACCCACTGATACTTCTCTAATAAGTGACCTAACAGATTTGTAGGTTTACCACTTATTGAAGGATACCCTGGTTGTACTAATCCTGTATAAAGCATGTTCTGTGTTTTACGATCAAGTTTAACTCCGCCGAGTTCTCCTTTTTCTAACACACCATACACACTATCTACAAATTCATTAGCAATTGCTTGTTGTTGTTGCTTCTGCTGTTCTTGCTGTGCAATTTTTTTAGCTACTTCTTTTTCACGAATTGCTTCAAGTTTTGGCTTAAACTGATTAGCCTTTTGCTCTAAGCGATCCATGTCTTTATAGGTGGCAATCTCGTCTTCAATTTCATCTTGTGTCATATCTCCTTTAAGAGAAAGATACTGACGAACAATGAGTTCTTGATCTGAAGAATCTGATGGGTCTAGCTCCATTGCTTCATTAACTTGGGCTAGTTGTTGCATCATACCTTTTAGATCTGTACCACCTTTAGAAATGTAATCCATAAGATATTGCATTTCGCCGGGCATAGATTGAAAAATCTGCTGAGGAATTTGCTGAGATAATTGCTGCTCTTTTTCTTTCATGTTTGCTTCAAACAACTCACGAAAATCTTTAGCAGTATACTCATCTAATGGTTTGTCGTCATCAAAAGGAAAAAGAACACCTTCTTCAATCATTTTTGATGCTAGTTCAACAAGACCGCTCTTGTCAACTTTTTTACGACCACGCCCACTCGCATCTTCCTGTTGGTTGATTAGAGTTTCAAATTCTTCTAAAGCCTCTTGAGCATTTTCAGAATCTTCTTGCGTTTCTGCAGCATTTGTTTCAACCTTAGCAGCAGATTTTGCTGGTTTAGGTTTGTCAAGGAACGAAGTGTCTACATTTGTAGACGAAAAGATATTAGGTTTTTTCTCATCTTCCTCATCAGCACCAGGAACCATAATGTTCTCTGCACCAGGAAGAGCAAACAGTTCGTCAATATTAACGTCGGCTTGTGAAACCTGTGTTACCTCTTCATTTGTATTTTCTGCCATTGTTTGTTGGTTTATGTTATTAATATATGCAAATTTATTATATAAACTTTAAAAAGTTATACTAAGAAAAAACTACAAGGAAAATAAAGCTGAATATATAGCAACGTTATAGTTTTTACTTCTTATCATATCTGTTTTTGTTTTCTCTAGCTATCTGTAACTCTTTCTCGGCAATCTCACGATCTGCATTTATACGCTCTCGTTCAACTTCTATTTTAGAGTTTGTTAAAGCTCTATCGGCATTTTGTTTTTCTCTTTGTAAAGTTGTTTGTTGCTGATACTGTTCAGATTTACGAATATCCTCCATTACATCTTGATAATCAGATTGTTGATTTTTATCAAGATCCATCATTGAGCCATAACCAGCAGCTCTGATTTCTGCAACAAGAATATCGCGTTGACGATCTTTTTCTTTTTCACCAGCTTCAAATTCAAGTTTTCTTTTCTGTTCTTCTAATCTAGTTTGTTGCTCTTGCTGTGCAAGTTGTTGCTCATGCTGTTGTTGTTCAGCACGTTGTGCATTAGTTTTCTCTTCGATTTTCTTAAGAACACTAGAAACATCTGCCATAGATTCAGCTTCAACAATTTGACCAAGATCATAGATACTGGCACCAGCTGTATTATTTTGAATGGCTAGTTGTTTGATTTGGTCTAATACAGCACGGTGATTAGCTTTTGTAGTAGCGAATACACCAATGTCTCTTAACAACAAATCAGTACCATTCATTTGGAAGTTTACAATTTCATCTTTAGTGCTAATGTATTGTAGACGAGAAGAAGGTTTAGTTGAATAATAATACTGTGCAATGTCAGTACGCATTTGGTGTACTCTAGGCATTAGATAGTCGCAGTGCTGTATAAAGTACTGCTCTGTTTGTGCATAAGAGCCAACCACCGCTTGCTCTACAGCAGTAGCTGTTTGTTGACCAATCTGTTGACCAAGACGCTGTGGACTTATACCAATAACCTCAAATGCCTGCATTTTAAAGTAATTGGCCAACTGTATCCTAGACATTAACCTTTCTGTTTGAGAAAGATCTAGTTTCTGGAAGTGATTAAAGTTTAGCGAGTTTTCAGTATTTGTAATACTAGTATCTAAAGGTAGCATTTGAAAGTTCTTCATTGCTACATATGCTTTAGCGAGATTGTTTCTGCCCCAGTCTTCGCCAGCCGAGTGACGCGGTAAAGTATTTTGATCTAACAAAATTACTGTACCAAGCTCATCAACTAAAATATCTGCAATCTGGTTGTTTACAATGTTGTAACCAATTTGAAAAGGTTTCATCAAATCAACCATAGATGTAGATCGCGTATTGCGATCTGAAAATACAGATCCTTCAACAGGTAATTTACAACCATATAAGGTAGTATCACCTTTCATCTGATAGCGCAATCTTCCAGGACGATTTTTTTGTACGCCTAGATAAATAGGGTTAATACCACCGGGATTATTCATACCCCAAAATGATGGGTGATTAGGGCCAATCTTTACACCACCCCATGTGTCATTAATCCAAATCCAATCTATATGCTCCCCAAAAACTAAATTGTTTTTTGTTTTATTTGTGAATAACTCTGTGTTATAAATTGGTTTTTGAGTAACCTTATGATCTTCTCCAATAATAGCAGTTTCTACATTACCCAGTTCATCTATTTTAGTAAGATGCCCTACCCGGCGTTGAGACTTCCAATACACTGTAGTAACACGTAACAAATGTGCCACACCTACATCAAAGTAATCTTCACTCTCAGACAGAATCCAGTTTACAATATCTCCCCCATTATAGATCCAGTTATCATAAACAGATGTAAATTGTCTGTATGCTAAACTAGGCATGTTAGTATTCCACTCATGCGATTTAGTAGCGTCATAGTAGGTACCGTCATTTTGATAACCCTGAATAGGATAACCTGCAGAGCGCACCGGATAAATAGCTTCTAATGACTTGAGCTCATCTTCTGTCATTAAATAACCATATTTATCAATAACATCAGATACTGACATCATGTCTGTTTTACCAACCCAGTTACCCTCAGAGATATATCTTACATCTGGCGACTTATGATAAAAGGTAAGCACAGGATTCCACAGTTCAACCTCATAATCATCTTCCATCATGTGAAAATGCCAGAACTCTCTATCTGTGATTAACATGTCACGAAAACCGCGTTCTTCTAATTCTTCAATTTTGAAGCGTTCCATGTCATGCTGCAAAAGATGTGTTGCCCACTGCTCTGCTTGTGACTTATAGTTTGTTCTAAAGTAATCTTCAATTTCAGGTAAACTCTTTAACTTTTCTGGATTAAGTTCTTGCTGGGCTTCTTCTGATTCAAGACTTAAACCCATTTCTAAAAGTTTGCTTGTAACTTTTTGTTGGGCATCTTGAATTAAGTATTCTTCTACCATAGACTTCTTTTGCTCAAGAAGTTCATTGTATGAATACTCGTCAATAGCTTTAAATGAAATTTTAGTGTTTCTCTTCGCAAATTCCGAGACTAAAACATTAATTACGTTAGGTATAATTGGATAAAACTTTAGTTCTAGTGCACTATGATCTTCTTGAGTTAGTGTTTCAACTAAATCAGACATTTCATTGTTGTCATCTACAATATAGTCTGTCTTATCTATAATACCTTTTGCAAGTTTGTAGTTCTTCATAAGGCGCCGCGCATTACGGCGTAGTTGCTTCAAGCCATTCCACTCTAACCAGTCAACATTCCATGCTGCCCACTCATCTGTCTTTTCTTTATCAGGAATAAATTGCAATGGTTGGGTTACACTACCCAGCCTATTGTAATCAGCTTTTGCTCCATTCTTGAGTTGTAATGCGTTATATATTTGCATCTTATTTCATATTTTTAAATGGGCTCCTCTTCATACCAACTGGTAATACAGACTTACCCATGTGTCTAAACGGACTATTATTAAATTTAGTCATTTTATCTGATTTTACCAATTTAGAATCATCAGTAATTGTGCGTCGTGCATAACCCCTATTAGTTTGTTGGATTTTAGCAAAAGCAACTAATGCAGAAAATGCAACTAATCGGTCAACGTTGAGACCATCTTGATATGCCTGCATTTCACGTAACAGCATAATATCTGGTATACGCTCTACACCAAACTTTGTACTAATAATAGAACCATCTTCAGCAATGTCTTCATCTAGTTTTTCTTGAAGGTACTCAATTGCGTATGACAAAAGGTGACTCTTAAAAAGTGTTCCCGTGTTTTTCCAACCATAGTCAGCATATACGGCCCGGTTTGATGATATCTCCTTTAAAAACAGAACTTGATCTTTTGGTACAAGGTATTTCTGTTTACGCTTCAACATCATGTACTGTATAAACAAACTAACGTTGTTTTCTACAAGTGTCCATGCATTGTAGTATTCAATAATGTTCTCTAATCTTTCGTGGGTTTGTTTAATATCATCAAAGCGCCCACACCAAGATGCTACTATTTTGTCGCCTTCAATGTAACTTGTAATATTCGGGCCCTCAACCTTTGTAACTTCCGTTGGAGCTTTATATACAAAAATCGAACAGAGCGAGTCAGACGTAGTAGTCTTTCCCTCTCCCACAGGGTCAATTGACGCATAGTACATGCCAAAAGACGGACTTTTAATAGGGCGCTCATAAATAATGACGACACCTTCTTTGTTAATTGCATTTTTAGGAATAGGAAATTCATTAATAGGTAATTTACGGGTTTCTTTTATTGTAATTTGATCGTGCTCATCACGCACCAACTCCACAAACTCCATAGGGTATTCTTTGTCTTGAATACGTTTAATCTGAGCATTAACCAGGTGTTGTGGAAACTTTGACTCTTTTCTATAAGCAAATGCTTCTTCAATGTTACGCGGGTGCTGAGAAATACGCAACTGATATTTATCTGCAGGTAACTCTTTTTTCCAGGTATTAAACTGTGCTTCTAGTGCAACTAAAGCTTCTTCTACTTTAGAATTACCAAATGGATCAATGAATGGTGGCATAGACCATTGCTCTGGAATAAACAATCCTGATTTACCAAGTGTGCCATCTTTATCAATAAGTGTAGTTTCTACAGAGTAAATGTCATTTACATCTGGTTTAAGAACCATTTCTTTTAAAGGTTCACATTGGTCAAGATCACCAACAGATCCCGCGGCAATAAACATACCACTAGTAATAAACCCAGATTTCATTGCAGGGCGTATATATTCAAAGGTATCATTCATCTTTGGAGCAATACCTGCTTCTTCATGAAAGAAGTATTTACATGGGCCTCCTACACCATTTGTGGGATCTTTCTCAAATGACATACCTTGAATAGTACCCTTAAGACCAACCTCTGTTTTACGATTACCTTTTTTAACCTCAATCTTCTGCTGCCACATTAAAGTTTTATCTGGGCTAAATGGTCTATACCAGGCTGTGTGCTCATTTAAAAATGCAGCATATTCATCAAGCATTTTCCAGGTGCCTTTCTCATTAATGTAGTCTTTAAGACTAGCACCCATTTTTAAAGTTATACCTTCTTCAAACCATACTTGGTTTATAAGTTTACCGGCATGAAAATATGAACTGGCTATCTGACGCTTTTTAAGAATTGCTGAATGCTTATAGTGTAACTCAGCAAGTATTTCGTATAATGCCATATGATATTGTGCATCGCGAACTTTAGCAAATCCAAATGTATTTTCTTCTTTATCATAAATGGGTAAGAAGTTTAACCACATATAGTAATCTCTACATATGTACCAGGTTTTATTACCAGAGATAACTATTATACCATTTCTATTTTTGTTTTTTTGATCATCCCAGTATGTAACAAAGTCTTTGCTCTTTGTAGGAGACGCACAGTAGTAGTTCTGTTTATTAAAAATTGTAGCCTGCTGATTAAAGATTGCAGTATCTTCATTAAATTCATACTTCCCGGGCTCCTTAAAAAGAGGCAACAAGAACTCTTTAAATTCATCCCTGCCACCAAATTCTGTTACTTCCCAGTTGCCATTGCGCCAGGTTGGTATTCTCTCATAAAACTTTAACCCACTTCTACTGATCATATGCTAGTGATTGTCCCCCGCGAACTGAAGATTGCTGCTCATCTTTAAGATCACGATATGCCCCTTTAAAGCTTTCGCGAATCTGTTGATACTTTGCAGCAGCATTTACAAGGGAGTTAATATTACCATCACGACCATGCTCAATTGGTGTGTTTTCCATATAGTCTGCTAACCGGTCAAGCATTGTTTTAATTCCCCTGTACGCGCGCGAGGTTGGTGTTTCATACAACTTTCTTAAAACATCAACAGCATTTATAATCATCTCATCCTCAGTAGAAAACTCAGCATCAAGCTCATTAAGAATAAGCTCTTCACGATCAATATCTGGTACATCAAAAAAAGGATTAAGATCAGGATTCATGCATGTCATGTAAAAAGCATACTGGTAGATCTTAATATAGTTTTCTGGGTATTCATCCATAATTACTTTAAGACTATGCATTGTATAACAGTGCTCAGTAGGAACAACTGCACCATTTTGTATATCAAATATTCTCACCATCTTTTTCTTGTTTTATGTCATAAAAAAAGTCATCATCTGATAATATCCAACGTTCACTAACAGATTCTACACTTGGTCTTTTTGTAACAGGTGTAATTTTACTATCTGGAAAGTTTTTATTTGTAAAACTCATATCTTTAAACATCAGCCTATTGTTTGGCTGCACCGCCACTTGGCCATTGTCCAAAAGAATGATGTGCCCCTCCTTAAATTGTGTTGGCTCATCTGTATAGCCATTATCATACCAATAAATAGTGCCGAAGTAATTCCCCCACATAGTTGATTTGTCTTTGAATAAGACCCTTACCCTACACTCTGATAAGTAGTTGTAGGTTATGAATGATGTATTGTTGGAAAAGCAATCCCACAACTGCAAGAAGTCTAATGGCAGCTGGTCTCCAGAGGGCTCTTTGTGGTATAGGCTATCTAAGCACACTGTGCTGAAGTTGGCGCCAAAGTCTGTTAAAACGTGAAAATGTAAAGCTTTTCCAGCAAATGATTGTATTGCATAAACAATAGAAGGTCTAATTTCAGAACAACCAAAATTTGACATACTAAACAACCAATATGCATGAGGAATATTTACATTTATTATCATGATAAAGATTTAATAATATCTACTACTTCTCTCTTTAAATAGGGTACAGAGATAACATTCACACGCTTAACAATAAAATCACCGCGTTCATCTTTACGATAAATGGGATAGTTGTTGTTATCTGTACCAGAGCTTTCAAACTCAATATGGTGGATTTCCATTTTACCTTGTTTATATCGAGGGTTGTGCTTATTAATAATATACATATACAAACTTAACTGCAGAGCATAGTGATTAAAGTTGCAATCATCAAGATGACCTAATGGCTTCTGCATTTTTTTGGTGGCACCTTCCCAGGTTTTAAAACCTTCGCGTTTAATCTCCTTGTTAGTTTTGTAGTCAATGATATTAATCTTACCATTAACAATCTCAATTCTATCTGCCTGGCCACATATTCCTGCAGACTTGAGATAAACAAAGTGCTCAGGGTAAATACCCTCTACAAGATTTTGATCTGGTGCATGTTTTACACCATCAAACTCAATGGGTTTGACAATTTGTAGTGGGCGACCTTCAATTGTTATAGTTTCACAAGAGTATAGGTCACTCTCTCTTTGTTGGTGGTAGAAGGTACCCAGCGACATAGCCCGCTCAGATTCTGATTTCCAAACCTGTTGAATCTCAGCTGGCGCCATACCATACCATTTAGACTTCTTGTTTACAGAAGACTTTTTAGCTTGCGCTACTGCGTCAAATGGTTCTTTAAATTTACTTACTACAGATGTTACGCTTGTCCACTGAATATTATCAGAGTCATTCGTCGAGAGGTAAGTATGAGTCTCCGGGAGGAATTTTACTGCCATAATTAATTGAGTTGTCGTTTGAGTTGATTTTTGAGACTATGTTTTCAATGAAATCTGGTGGTAAACCAGTAATATCACTGATGATTCTTTTACCATTGCATGTTGGGCAAAGGTGGCTTATAGTTACAGTTGTTGGGTGTAAGCCTGTACCCAAACAAATAGGACATTTTTGAAAAGCCATTAGTATTCTAGATTAAGGTTAGATTTAACTTGATCTTCTGTTTCTTCATCTGTTAATGCATCCCAGCGATCATCATCGCAAGCACTAGACAAAGAACGTGTTTTCCATTTAAGATTACAACCACATAATGAACAACATGGTTGTGTACCAGGCATCAAACAGGATTTACCCTTTTTGTCAATGTAAGGGCATTTGTTACAAATAGACATCCGCGCGTCTGAAATTTGCTCTACGCTCTCAGATGTAAACACAGAGTTCTTGATACCCTCAAGAATTTTCTCCTTGTTGTTCCAGATTTTGAGAAGATTTGTTTTTTTCATCGTAAAAGTTTTTCATGCGGTTTTTATCTTCAACTATATATGCTAAAGCACGTTCTAATTCAACTACTTCCTCTTCATAGAGTTTTACTATTTTGTAATCCCTCATAGTATCTTTCTTTGAAAGATTTATGATGCGATTATGCTTTTCAATTTTACGTCTAACAACATTTTCCCGTAAGTTAAAATCACCAAGACCTTCTACTCTAATCTTTTTGTATTTAAGTTTGATTAGTGCTTGGCGTAATTCTTTGTAATAGAAATCAATTATTCTAGTGAGATCTGCCTCTGACATTTTCATGTCTTCAGCAACTTCTGGAATAAACAACTTAAATTTATACGGGGTCATTAGATATCATTTTAATATCCAAAAATATAGGATGCTCTGTAACCACCTTAATGTCTGGGTTTACATAAATAGTCCTAGACTTCTTACGTTTAAGAACTAGATTTTTAGTTTGCAGCTTAACCACAAGATTTCTCACAGATTGAGGGTTTGAGAGAATTTCTTGGTCAACTACATGTTGACAAAAAGGGATTAACTCAAACTCACCCAATACTGCAAGATGTGATAAACATTCAATTTCAGTTTCAGTAATGTTAACACCATTTACTAAACAGTGGTGCCAAAACTGATACTTAATGATATCTGCCACACTTAATCTAGTCCTTTTCTGAACTTGATTAACTATTGCCATCTTATGACTTTTTTAAATTACGAGACTTCGGCGCACTTTCTGGTAAAGGCTCTTCTTCAGGATCTGGTGCCATAAACTGAGCAACCTTTACTTGAATCATAAACCGGTTAGCACGCGATTCTTCAATCTTAGTAAGCAACTCTTCATACTCAAGTTGTTTCTTTAAAAAAGGAATAGTTTTCTTGTAATGCGCATCTAACTCTTCTCTGCGCATTTCAAGTTGTTCTGGACTTAGGTGTTCTTGTTGGTTTTCCATATTGATAAAGTTTACACAAATATACAAAAAATATTTAAAGTGTACAAAAAAGAAACCCCGCAGTGACCAGCTGCGGGGAATCGTCTAACCAAAAAACACACATTAGGATGCAGCAAATATAACAATTAAAATGACAAGTAGACCACCAATTACACTACCAATTACAGTTCTTTTCTTAATTTTTTTCTGCAGCTTGTCAATGTTTCCATCTTTTACAGCAATAATCTCAGTGTAAGTGCTGTCTTTACTATTTACTAAAGAATCTTTTGAAAGTATAGCTTTTTGCAAGTTCTTGTTAATCAGTATTAATTCCTGACAATTGCCAGCAACTTTTTCTAAACTGTCTAGTTGAACCGTAGCAAAGTCATACTTCACATGAAGCAGGTTAAGGTTCTTAACCTGGGCCCGGGATATTGCTATAACAGTATCAGTTTCCAGAACTATAATCCTGGGATATCCAACTTGCGAAAAACACAAATGAGGCAGAATCGCTAAGATGGCTAACATAATTAACTTTTTCATCGCGCTGTTTTTTGATTTGTTTTACGTTTACCAGTGTAGTATTAACCTGGTTTGAAATTTTATCAGCTTGCACATTTAAAGTTTTAATCTCTGTGTTTACTGAATCAATCTTCTTACCAAGAGAATAAAGCTTTAATTCAAGTTCGGTTGTAGAATCGAGAGGTTCATCAGCAGTAAAGTATTTATCAATCATAAAGAATATAATTATCCCTATACCAAACAGTGATGCATAGCGCACAATTCTATCAAATAATTCTAGGTTCATATTATATATGTACTAATAGATTAGCAGAAAGACCTCTATCTTTTACAAAGATATAACTCTCAGCAGTTTTTGGTATACCTACATATCCTTCTTGATATTCCCATTTACCAAGTTCTGATAGTGCTCTTAGAAAAGATATTGTACAACCCTTTAGATCCTTTGTAGAGAGCGACTGATATGTTTCTTTATGGTGTATGTCGCCGCAAAAGTGGTGGATATAATTTATTTCTGGCATGATATCTTTATTTTCAATCATGATTGTAGCAGGTAGTGTATTCACGTAATTTTTTTCGTAGTTACCATGGCTAAATCCTAATAGATTAACTCCATACTTTATGTATTTGCGTGATGCTGTAGATGTATCAACATCTACATTTTTATCATACTCGTAAGTTGCATTAATTATTTGACCCAGGAAAAATAGTTTGTCTGCATCATGATTACTAATTACTAGTACAACTTTTACTTTAGCGTATATTGATGCTTTATCTATACACCGGCGTAGGGTCTCATAACCTTTAATAAAACTCTTTTTCCAAAATGGATTAGAATCTTGAGGGGTACCTTTTAGTGTAGTATTGCGCCCGTCGTTAGCATTGAAAAAATCATTACCTATAGGAAAGATTATAGTCTCGGGTTGATACACAATACTCTGTGAAAGTAGTTTGTCAAATGCATCCTCAAAAACAAAACAGTTTGTATCAACAGATCCGCCTGGATTTGTTTCATCAATAAGAACTAACTTATCAATATGCGCGTCGTATAAATTAATTACAACAACACTATTACCTTTACCTTTTTCTACTATAGGTTTGTGTGTAGGTTTTTTGTAAGTTTTGATTAATTCTTTTAGTTCATTAATAATTTCTTCAGTATTTTCATACCATTCAGTTTTAGTATCTACACTAAACCTATAATCGCCGCTAAAGTTTTGCCAGAACTTTACTTTTCTAACATCTTCTAACTTCAGACCATTATTTTTAAGAAACTCCTTAAAACTGTTGTGACCATTTTCTTGCGCTAATTCTGCACGCAGTTCTTTGATTACATTTAATACTTCCTCTTTATCAAAACCATGTATTTTACAAAACTTGGTGTGTTCACCACGTAAAACATATGATGGGTATTTTTTTAAACAATCTCGTATTTTTTCATAGTTGGTCGACATAGTAGTTAGCGTTTAATTTTCAGTGACAAAATATTCACTAAATACTACTTGAGTAATAACTAAATAATAAATTATTCAACATTGCGCTGTTGACGAAAATCAACTAAGACCTTAATAGTTCTTTTAAGCTTACTAACAAAATCAAATACCCTATCTGTTATGCCTTTTCCTGTTGCCCATTTGACTTTCTCATCTACTGATGAGTATTCTATCCAAATCAGAAAAAGTGCGGTAAATAAGGTTGAAAGATTTTCTTGTGGAAAATAATGAAGTACAAACTTGTTAAGAACCCATACATCTAAAAGATATATAAACACTAGACCTCCGCCATAGGTAATCATCTTCATAGTAAAGCCTTCCCTAGTTTTTTTACTTGTTACTTCTTTACTTTCTCTTTTAGCATACCACCGGCCAACAAAGGTATCAGCAACTACCGCAAAAAATACTAGTAAGAGCAAAGGAGCTAGTGGTAAAAAAAAGGTTATTATTGTAGAGAGGTATGCTAATATTGCACCTTTATATGAGATCTTTTCCATTGTTTTAAGTTATAATATAATATACAATTTTTTCGTGGCTATTACAAGAATGCAGCTAATTGAGCACCTGTACTTTGTACTGTAGATGCATCTTTTAATCTTTCTCCTATGCTATTAGGTGTAGTAATACTTGCTAGTGGCACATTCCAGATATCTGTAGCATTTAGATAACCTGTACCTACTGTGTTATCTACTGGTACACCAATACTTACAGCATTGGCTGGCGGTACAGCACAAGTTCCAGTTAGGTTGTTGGTTGGGCCATAAACTATACCAGTACGCACATTGCTTGTGGCTGGGTGGCCTGTTGCCACTCCGGGGGTGTATAATACTTGATTTGTATTTAGTTCGGTTTTGAAACTTATACTGTTTTGAGTATTGCTTTTAAAAATAAATATTGTTCCAGACCCTATTCCACTAATCCAGTTGGTAGTTGCTAAAATTACATCGCCAGACATTGTAAGCGTTCCTTGAGAATTTGATGGTTGTATATTATTAACAATAATTGCACCATTTCCGTTTGTTCTTGCTTCACCTACCACATTACAAGTTCCAGTTAATATTGTATTGTTCGACCCTCCCTGATAATTTATACATCTACCAGTAATGTTAACAGTTCCTTTATTGTTTATAAGCTGTTCGTTTACTCGTGTATTATACCAATATACATCACCCACAATGTTGGCTGTTGCCAACGCTTGCACTTCCAGAATACACGGTCTTATGTCCACGCTCGTATTTGAAAACACATTTCCAGTAATATTTACTACGCAGTTAATACCTCTTACAAGCAAAACAGAAACAAAAACTGGGGAGCCAATTTCATGTTGTATATTTCCAACAATATTAACTGTTAAATTGGGTGAATTTACATCAAGGCAAGGATTGCTTACACTTTCTCTGTACACACCGATACCAGTAAATATTAGGTTTCGTGCAGTTGTAACGTTGAATATGCCTCCCTGTGTTATACTCGTACCGCTGGTATTTCTAATAGAACGCACCGTAATATTTTGGTCAACTGTTACGGTAAACGCATTAGAATATACATCATCACTTGCCCCCGGCAATACCGTAGAAGCTACAAAACTGCCTGAGCTATTATCTTGCCATATTGCCAAGTTTGACCAGTTGCCGTTGGCTACGGCCTTATAATTAGCCATAACTTAAAGCCCTTTAGCGTTAATGTATTCTTGAATAGCCTCGGTAATCTTGGCGAAGGCTGTTAAGGCATCTGCATCTTGCGAAGTGGTTACATCGCCATATACAATAGGTACATCATATTGCGATGGGTCTTCAGGTCTAATTACATTACCATTTTCATCATGGGTGTAATAC